TTTTCCATATTCAGGTGGTGTTACATCTTCCCCACCATACACACTCAATGATTGTATTTCAGGAAAATTTGTCGTTAGTAACGTTTCGTAATCTGTTGCAGTCACAGCTCTTTCTTGTGTCGCAACCGATCTTGGAGCATTGTATCGAATTGAATCTGCACTCTCCGCAACATTGCCGCTACTAGCTATTAATACTGTTGTTATGATAACGTTTGTTTGCCCATCTATTGGACCATCATTGACAAAAACAGAAGCTCCGTTAGGTAGCTGTCCTCTACTTGTACGATACTCAACAATTATAGCTGAACCGTTTTTTGGACGTCTTCCAAATACATCGTCCCCAAAAACAATTTCGTATTGACCGTTCTCTGCTGGCTGTAGAAAGTATACTTGAGAAGTAGGATTTATACCAAATAATGATAGAGCTCTAGTATATACCTTTGTTTCCGAACCCGAATCTTCAATAATATTAACTGTTAAGCTAGAAATGTCTATTGTTGGATTTGACAATACAAAACGTTGATTTGAAATTGTTGTATCATACACAAACGATTCAGCAAGATATCTTCCCTCATATAAAGTAATGTTTGTGCCTTTAAATACATTATTTCCTTGAGGTGTTAATATAATGTTTTGATTTGTTGTGAATGTGAATGTTGTGTCTTGTACACGCGTTGTAAATGATGTACCTTTTGCTAACAAAACTGATGTTGTTGAACCATTTGCGTTGACTGTGATATCAACATCAGCTCTTGAAGATGAATATGATCTGGGTAAGTAGTTAAGTTCTTTCGCATGCGATACAATACTGTCTCGTAACTGTGCTGAATCCAAAAACATTTCACTTGCAACCATATTCAGATAAAAGGCATTCAAATATGTGTTATATGACATAACATCAAGCAATACCGACATATTTGAGCCATCAAAATTGTAATCTTTGAATGCTGTATTGTTCTTTAGATAGGTTTTGAAGTTGTTTTTCAACGTATCAAAATCTAATCCTATTAAATTTATGCTTGTATTTGCCATTTAACGTACTCTAGTAAGAATTAAGTCTAATTGTTGTAGATCAGGAGTATTTATTGTTGAAAAAACAATAGTCACATTATAAGAATTATTTTGATCGTTACCAGATATAATAACATCTATAATTTTTGCCCTCGGTTCAAAATTGACTATAGAGGTTTCAATAGCTGTCTTGAGTGTTGACTCAGTAATAGTATCGATCGGTTCAAACAAAAATGCTCTAATATTTGAACCAAAATCATAATTGAAAAACCTCTCACCAAAATTTGTAAGGAGAATATTTCTTATTGAAGTTTTTATTGCATTATCGTTCACCGCTCGTATAATATCTTTTGATCCAGCAGCTGGTTGTAAAGACGAAACAAAGTCACTATAGTATTCTCTAGTGACTTTTGTTGTTCTTTCTATTTTTTTTACTAACGCCATTTATCCTCCTGCACCAACATTTCCCGTTGCTATAACCACATCACCACATGTTGCAAAATCACCTGCAACAACTACTCTTTTTCCATTGACATATATTTTTCTACTACCTGCAATTAATGTTGCTGCGTCATGTGGTGATATGTCGTGAGATGCTACACCATCTCCATCTCTAGCTATGCCATATCCATTGATAAACACATTTAGCGATCCTTCAATTATAAGACCACCTGCTGTGCTGATGTTTTTTATTGCTATACTTGCCATGTTTAATTATTAAAATCTATTTTTGGCGCTTTAAATACCATATTACCAGCCGATTCGACAGTGTAATTTCCGTCGACTTTTATATTAACATTACCCCTCACATAAATTGTTTTGTTTTTAACAACAATTTCGTAATCATCACCAACAATTTTTTCTACTTTTCTTCCTTCAGAATTTATCTCTGTGTAAGTGCCTGACTTATGATATTGATGTATTCGTTCTTTGTTTGGTGTATCATCTATTTCCAACAAATGGCCCGATTCTGACTTAAAAACTTTATTGAAGGGGTATCGAGCTGCAAAAGCACTGACAGGTTCTGAACTTTCATACACTTTGTTTATACTATTTATTCCTCGAGCTTCTGAAGGAACTTCATGTTTTTTTTGATCGTTATCAGGAATTCCAAACATTGAACCAAAATAAAAAGGTTTTCTACCTATACTTCCATCAGCAAAAAAACCAAACACTGTTGTGCCTTCTATTGGCCCAACCGGTGCTAATCCAATTTCTTTTTTTTGGCCTTTAGATATTGATGCGCTAATAATAGGAACAATGGGTGTTGCCCAGGGTAGCATTTCATTTGGCAACTCTTGTGAGTTATCATTATCATGAAATTGTTGAACTTTAATTCTCACTCTTCCTAATTGTTGGGGATCGTTTCTATCTACTACAACACCAAAAAACCACTTAAATTCTGTCATATTGATAATCCCATCTTTTGTAATCTCATAGCTACTCTGTGTTGTGGAGCAGCACCAATACCAATTAAATGTCTTAAACCACATACAACAAATTTACCTGATAGCCGTTGTTCTTTTTCACTTCTATCAGTAGTTCCCTTACGTTCTATAATATCAAGTTCAACTAAATCCCCGACTGTTAATGATGAATCTCCGTGCACAAAAATGTCAATTACAACAGAATTGAACAATTGATTGTATGACAATTTTCTACCAACATTTTCTGGAGCAAATTCTTGTCGTTCAGATATATCTTTCATATTAAAAATTGTTTTTGCTTTTTTAGCTAAAGAATTGATTTCATTAAACATACCTTGTGTATTAAATGGTGTACTAATCTTATCAGTGCCTATAAATTGATCTGCTGTTTGTTTAAAATTAGTCACAACACTTGAGGTTTGTTTTGTAATAATATCAAACGATTTTGTTATATTATTTAAAGCACCACTACCAATATTATTGAATGTATCAGCAACAACATTTCTGTTTATTGATATTATTGATCGATAACCAAAAGCTTTTTTTGCTGGGTCTGATTGAGTAGCAGCGTTATCGTATGTAAAAATTTTTGAACCAACAGTATTATCTCTTTTTGTATACATTAAGGATTCTAATGTTCTAAAATGAAATCCTTCTTGATTCTCATAAAATTTATATGAAGAAAATGGAACCTCGTTACTGATTGATTGTTGTTTTAAAAAATCTATGGCTTGAAAAGGATATAAATTAGGCACTATTGTTGTTACAACACCTTTTGTTTTTTCCGTGTATATCTTTTTATTGGTTCCAACAATATTATTTAAAATTTCAACAACTATATCACTATGACTTTTTTGAAATGCTTTGTTGATTTTTCCAATTGTTATAGCCTTTGTTGTTTCTTCTGAGATACAATTCAACACATATACAGAAATGTTACTTACAGGATCTTCTTTTTTATCTGTAATATTAAACACCCTGAAATTGTATACTACAAAATCTTCAATAAAAGGTGTTTTAAATGAAATTTCAATATATTCTTCCCCTACAATAGGAAAATTCTTCCACAAATTAATTCCATCTGATACAATTATTTCACACGAAATTGTCGGTGTATCTATATTTTCAAAAATGCTAATATGATCTACCTGTGGACGTATATCAATTTTTGTATTTTTCAAATTATTAATAAGTTCAACTTTATATATTTTTACATCACCAGGCGTGAAATTTTTAATATTCATTTTAGGCTAGTAGACGTTTCATTTCTTGTTCTATTTGCGATAAATAATTTTTATCGATTAAATAAATTTGTTTTCTACTTTCGTTAAGATTATTTTCATAATCAAACGCATATACTGGAGACCAATAATTAACTTCTAAAGCTGAAATTGGTGCTGACAATGTTATTAAATTAGTTATAGTACCAGTTGTGCTGTTATCAAAATCGTGAATTGAACCTGCAGAAAATGATCCAACAATCTTATCAACAATTAACAAACCAGACCCAACATGCTGCACAACACAGCTATTTGTTCCTTGTTTGATAATCATACCTTTTTCAAATTTGCCTGTATTTAAAGTAAATTCAAATTGAATTATTTTATTTGTTTCAGCAGACTCATCTATTTTTGATCTCTCATAGTTGATAATCTTATCCGGATAACCAAAAATTGGTTGCCAGTACGGTTTTTGTATGTTCGGCAATGCTCTATAAGCCCCCGGTGTAATTATTGACAAATCTTGTGTCCAATTATTTTCAAAATATAACACCGTTTCGTTAGCTTTGGCCATAGAACCATATTTTTGCACAATGAAATTATTGAAATCTGAATTGTTTAAAGGCCACTCAAAATAAGGGTCTAGTGTTTGATTAGCGAAGTATACTAACCAAGCAAAATTTGCATCTTCATAATATTTTTCAGCAATAATATCTGGTCTATCACCTTCACTAATTGTGTATTTAAAATATACAGATGTGTTGTCTCTTATAACATCATAAAGTTTATTGCGAACAGTAATGTTTGTTGCAAGAAAACTATTATATGAAGTGACGGGGAAATTTTTAAAATAAGATGAAGACACGGTGACTCCTATTAATTTCTGTCATTTATATAGCCACCTGCAATGATTTTTGCATTGTTAACAACGTTAATAATATCACCAATGCTTTGCGGTTTTTTTAAACTAGCTATAGTTTGAAGAGCTGTTCCTGCTTTTAACAATTGACCAAAGGTACCTAAATTGTTTGTTGAACCGGGCGCAAATGAAGGATTTGAATCAATATTTGCAACTTTAAAATAGGAGTAGGCTAATTGAATTGGTATTCGTACCAATTCATCATTGCTACCCCAGTTATATTGAATTTCCCCTATACCTATTGGAAACACATCGAAAAAATCATAGCTAATTAATTTATCATCATTTTCACTATAGGTTAAAATGTTAATTAATCCCTGATATTCGTTTTTATATTCGTGTTCATAAGGCCGTAAATTGTTGTAAGATGATTTACCACTTAAATTAGGATACTCGTCCCATTTAATAATACCGTTGAGCCATCTGTAAAACAATTTGTAAATTGCCCCTTCAGCATCTCCGATAAACGAGCACGTTAGATCACCCATTGTAACGTTTGATGGCACCTTTTCACTTAATCCGTATCCGTAACGTTGGATATCAGCTGTTGTTATTGTTACGCCAGGTATATTAACAGCCTCACAACGCAAGGTTAGCATTGTTTGTAAATCAGAATTATTCACTCCATTAAGTATTTTTGGCATTGTTATTCTTGTTTCAAACCGATTGGTTTTTGCTATACCGTCTTTTTTGAAAGATGAATAAAATTTAGATAATTTAGAATTGCCTGAATTTATCTGAGCATTTAGATTGAGGAAAGATAAGCCGGCCGCTGCTGTACCGAGAACATTCATTGCTGTATCTAATTTTTTTGCCACTATCTACCCCTTCGAATTTTTCGTACCGATTCCAGATGAACCAATTGTGATTGTTTAACTCCACCATTAGGTTTAATAAAACGTTCTAATGGAAGAAAAAGAGCTATATCCCATTGATTTGCTGGTATCAAAGCATATCTTGTTTTTGTATGATTATTTAGATATTGTCTTATACACGGTCTAAAAAATCTAAATCTACCCGTGCTTGATAGAATCTGATAGCTAATTCTCAATCTTGTTTCTTCGTCATAATTTTTATCAGTAGACAGGCTATAGAGTCTATCCATCAGTATTGCTCTGTACTCTAGAGGCAAGTAATGTAGATTTATTCCATAAAAACCAGTTTTTGTTTGTCTGAATGGAAAAACAATTGGAAATCTATCATGATATGGCAACGATTCGTAATACTTTGGCTTATAATGAAAAAGGTACAAATAGCCCGGCATAGGTAAAATTCTATTTAGTAGAACTGGGTTGGATCGAATAACATTTCTTTGATCTCTAATAATTGTTTCTTGAGCTTTTTCTCTGTACCATTGAATAGCTTTTTTTGTTTGAGCAGGTATAAGATTGTTTGTAAATCCTTCTTTTAATATCTTATCAAAAACATTAGCCATTTGCTATTCCCAAACTATACTCGTCCATAATCACAAAATTCCAATTTCTATCCTCACAAAAAGATTTTGCAGCTCTCCATTTGGCACTGTTTACACCCCATGTTTTAACTTCGTTTAAATATGATTTTGTGACTTTTTTCATTGGTTTTGGTGGTTTTGTTTGTTTGTTTGGTTTTATTTCTACTACCATGATTGTGTTATCTGCTTTTTTTATCCAAAAGTCTGGAAAATACCTATGAACTTTTCCATCCACAGGAGATATGTATGGTATAGCAAATTCTTCGCTCGACCACAAAAGAATATCCGGATGCCTGTCTAAATAAGACATCAATTTACACTCCCACAAAGATCGATAAATAATATTTGTAGGATCTCCCTTGTATTTTTTAGGGTTTTTTGGTTTGAAATAACCTTTATAGCTCATAGGACATATTTATGCCTTTTTCAGAAACAATTGGTCAATCTGTTACCACTGTATCACAAAAACTCACTGAATTAACCAATTCAGGTTTGTCTGCTGTCAATGGCGTTGCAGGAACTTTGAGTTCAGGAATAAATGCTGGTTTTAATGTCGGAGCGTCTGCGTTAAACGCATGGTCTAATAAAGCAACAGATGCACTAAAAACGGCTGGCCTGTCTGTCACAACCTTAAATCAACAAGCAGCTCAAGTAACACAAGCACTTGCTCCTATTTCAATATATAAAGGAATTCCAGCTGTTGTTAAGAAGTTTGAAGACGAACAACCCCAGCGAGTAATGGATGAACAGAGAAATAGAACAGATGTGTTGAGATTTCCAGAAGATATAGGTGTACATCATATAATATTCACCTTCAGTAGCTTTGCACAAAAGAGTCCAATTCAACCAGCAACCGTGACAAATCAAAAAAGCATTATTTTACCCATGACTTCTAACTTGCAAGAAACTTATCAAGCAAATTATAAACAAGAAGCTCTTGGTATTACTGGTACAGCAGCAGAGAAAATAGCAAACTCAATAAAAAATAACATGTCAGGTGGTGTAGACATGACCACTGAAGGAGGCAAACAATTTGGTGCAGCTTTAAATAAGGCAATAAAAGATATTGGCAATGATGAAGAATTTACCGCTGGTGTTGTTGGAACTGTAGCAGCACGCGCAGCTCAAGCTGTTGTAGGTCCTGTTGCATCTGCTGTCTCACAACAACTCGGGGCAACAACAAATCCTAATTTAGCTGTGTTATTTGATAACATTTCATTTAGAGCTCATCAATTTTCTTTTAGATTGTTTCCAAAATCAAAAAAAGAAAGTGACGTGTTAAAACAAGTTATTCAGGTTTTTAGAGAAAGAATGCTTCCAACAATTATAGGGGGTGGTCTTGGATATGCATTTCCTGATAAATGTTCTATACAAATTAAACCTCAATCCCCGTTTCCTATTCTCGAATGCGTTTTAGAATCAATGACAATAAATTATGCACCTAATGGACCAGCATTCTTTAAAGGTGATGGTTCAGATCCTGTTGTCGTTGACATTTCATTAAATTTTAAAGAAATAGTTCTTATGGATAGAAAAAAAGCACAAGGTGAAAACAAAACCCCAGTCGATGGTAGCATTCCTAAAACAGGAAGCACGACACCTAACGTAAATGATGTTCTTGGTTCAGCAAGGACATTAGGTAGCATTGCAGCACAATTACCTGCTTCAAGTGGACCAGTTCAAACATCTGAAAGCGTATTTCCTACATCAGGAAATGATTAATAATTAAGGAGAATTAATAATGGCTTTACCAAAACTATCTTATCCAACATTTGAAGTGATTGTTCCCTCAACTAATACATTAATTAAAATGAGACCGTTTCTCGTACGTGAAGAAAAAATACTTTTGATTGCCCAACAAACAGAAGAACCGAGAGAAGTTGTAAATGCAATTAAACAAGTTATTATTAATTGCTGTGTGGATAAAATTAATGTTGATGATATGACAACTTTTGATATTGAATTTTTATTCATTAAATTACGTGCACGATCTGTGAATAATGTTATTAGTCTTCGCTACAGAGATAATGAAGATAATCAAAGCTACGATGTTGAATGTAACTTGGATGAAGTTCAAATTATTAGAACTGAAGGTCATACAAACATTGTGCCTGTCAATTCAACAATGAATATAATAATGCGATATCCCCGTGCCGATCTGATGCAAACATTAAACCCAGAAATGAGCGAGTCTGAGATATTTTTTGAGCTACTTTCTAATTGTATTGATGAGATTGTTGATAACGATGCTCATTATAACACAAATGATTCAACAAAAGAAGAAATTGAAGAATTTGTGTCTTCATTAGATGTGAATACATTTCAAAAGATTCAAGAATTTTTTCAAACAATGCCAAAGATTAGGCACGAGTTAAAATATACTAATAGCCTCGGTAACGAAAGAGTGATTGTGCTTGATAACATCAATGATTTTTTTACATTGGGCTGAGCCACAATACGCTTAGCAATTACTATACGTTAAATTTTGGTTTGGCCCAACATCATAAATGGTCAATTAATGAAATTGAAGATATGATGCCATTTGAAAGAGATATCTATGTTGATTTGTTAAAAGAGTATTTAGAAAAAGAACAAGAACGAATAAAATCAATGAAGAAGAGATAAGATGGCAGAAGATAAAGATATTCAAAAACAAATCCAAAAAGGTTTATCTGATATAACTGTTGTGACTAAAGAAGGTGTTACAACAGTTAGACAACAAGAAAAACAAACATCTGCTAATATTAAACAGCAAACAAAAGATTCTATTGGGGATATTAAACAGCAAACAAAAGATTCTATTGGGGATATTAAACAGCAAACAAAAGATTCTATTGGGGATATTAAACAGCAAAGAAAAGAATCTATTGCGGATATTAAGCAACAAAAAAAAGAATTAGTTGAAGATATTAAACAACAACAAAAAGATTCTATTGCTGATACCAAAGAACAAAT